TGGCTTGACCTTGCCAGTGACCGCTGTTTTTAGTTTTGAACCGGGATTTTCTCTTCTATATCGGGCGACCCCAGCTTTAGTCATCCCCGCTCCAGACTTTGTAGATCTGAAATACTTTTTAGTTTTTGGTGGTTGTCTATCTCTTTTTCTCATTATAAAAATTTCATTCTTGTCATGTTAACAGCACCTATTGGTCCACCCATGTTTGCTTTTTTTCTTTTAGGTGCAAACGTTGCAGCTCTTGAAGGTGTTGGTCCCGTATTTGCTTTAGCTTGTTTTCTAGCAACAGCACCTCTACGTTGTCCTTTAGACATCGCTCTAGCTTTTGCTATTGGTACACACTTTGGATAATTTTTTCTTTTTTCTCCACCACTTCGTCCGCATTTAGGAAACGAACCATCTTTCTTTTTATTTGCTATATCAACCCAGTTCTCTTTGACCCAGGCTCTTAATCCTTTTTTGGCCATTACGAATTCTTTCCGTAAGCTCTGCCTTTACCTTTCATTGCTAACTTACAACCTTTAGATCCAGATTTAAATCCTGCTCTGCCACCTTTAGCTTTCTTTTCTGGATTCATTATAATTATATCGTTCATTCCAAATTTGTTTGGATCGCTTACGTATTTGTCATCAACCATTATAATAAAATTGTCTTTTTTCTTTTTTTGAAGTCCACTTCCTGGACCTGCTTTTCTTTTTCCAGTTTTTAATTTTTGTTGTGTTTTTCTTCTTTGAAATTCATCCATTATACTTGTCCTCCTTTTAAATATCTCATTCTAGTCATGTCTATGACTCCACCACCCATTGCTTTTTTTCTTTTCTTCTTTCCACCTGGTGTAACTTTACCTGAACATACTGCTGATGCGTACATGTTTGCGTATGCAGACGGGTACACTTTGAATTTTCGCTTCGCTGCGGCTTTACCTCTAGGACATAGTTTTGCCATTATATTACCTTCTTTTTATTTTTTTTCTTTTTGTTAGCTGCTATAAATTTTGCTTTTGGATCTGCTGCCGTTATTTTTGGATTATTATCCAAACCATATTTAACACTTTGCATTCCTAGATCTCCACCACCTTTACGGCCAACTCTGCCACCTTTAGCTTTTTTTTCTAAATCTTTTCCTTTGTTAAAACCAGATTCAGTTACTGGTTTTTTATCTAGTTTTTGAGTTGTTTGTCTTAATTTTCTTCTGAATGGTTCTATGTCACTTTCCATTTTTTGAATATATTTTTTTATTTTTCCAGATTCTTTTGCTGTTGCTATTTGTAGATTTTTAACTGACTTTTCTAATTTAGATTTAGCAGGTTTAAATTTAAATGGTTGCACAACTTCTGTACCAGTAGTTTTTTGTTTACCACCTTTGATTAAATTTTTTAATAATTGTTTTCCAAAAAATCCTACAGCCATTATTTTTTGCCTCCGTTTTTAAAAATTTGAGTTCCCTTTATACCATATATCGACGCTACGACAAGGATCCACAGGTTTGTGAACCATGACGGCAGCTGCTGGAACTGGTCAAAGAACTCTTTTATCTTTGCAGAAGCACCCGGATCGTCCGAGAAGACCCCCCAGGCAATCACTAGTATCGGCAGCGTTAACACGACCAACACGAATTCGTCTTTCCAGTCCGATTGTCTAGCTTCTAATAGTTTGCCCTGATACTCACTTTCTCCTCTAGCCATTTTAGAGGCATGCATGTGCTGTGCGTCAGCCATCGCCATCTTTGTCTCTTGTTTTTTCTTATAGATGTGCGTTGCTGCGTTTAATCCCA